TCATGGCTTTCCTCCCTCTTGATCTGGACGCTGTACCAGGCTGTCACGATAGTCACCCTGGTAGCCGAAATCCGGCGCCAGAAGCGGTTCCGAGTACCAGAAGTCCGTGAAGGCTGCGACATTGGGTGCACAGAACCAGTGTGCGTTGCCATCCCGATCAACAGCCCACCAATGAGCATTGCGCGGCGCCTTGCTCCAATCCACTCCTTTGAAGGTGTTGCCTCGGCCTTTGCTGCCTAACGTCATCGACGGGTCTCCATCCTTCGGGAAAAGCAGCGCCAGCACGTTCCGATCGCCTTGCACGAACACACTGTTGGCTATTCCTCCATCCCAAGCCGGTCGGTTCCCGCGAGGCTTGCTGTCTTCGTGAATCGCCCTACGGATCGACGCTATACGCTCCTCCGCCCGCCCTTCTCCCCAGTCCATGTCGTCTCCAATTCACATCATGCTACGAGGCGCAGGATGCGATGCATCCTGGTCCGATCGAGCGGCTCATGCCCCTCAACCGCATCGTCAATTATGAATTGGTAAATCTGCGTTACCACGTTCGCTTTCTTTTTAGCGTCCATGGTGCGGTTTTCTTGGTCCAACCACTCTTCGACGATCTCTAGAGCAACTTCCAAATACCGCGCATTCACTTGGCCGCCAGTCTGGCGTTGAGCGCCTTCTAACCCGACCAGCCAATCGACCGAGACATTGGTCCCCTTCGCGACGGCTACAAGGAAGTCCACGGACGGCCGTGTCCCTCCGAGAACGCTTCGCAGCGTCGACTGACTGGTGTTGATGATTCGCGCGAAATTTCGCTCACTCTGATCCCCGATCAGCTCCCGCAAACGATCAGCTAGCTCGCTGTTTTCAGACACAAATCACCTCTTGAACGAAATTTCGCTTGAAGTGAGCGAAATTTCGTTCATATCTACGTTTGCACCCCGCAATCGCGGGGAGCGAATGCACCTTACGACACCAACCGAGGGGGATGCGCCAACACCCCTCTCTCAGTCGGGAAAAACCGATGCCTAAACCGCAGAAATGGGATCAGCACCTGATCCTGGCCGCACTCCACCAGCGTGAAATGACGCTGACGAAGCTGGCCGAAATCAACGGTCATAGCTCCGGCTACTGGCGACAGGTCTGGAAGCGTCCAATAAGGAAGGCGGAAGCCGCCATTTCGAAGTTTCTCAACATCCCTGTCGAGGAACTCTTCCCTGACCGCTATCCAATCCGGTCGACCACGATTCTTTCTAGCAAATACGCCGGTGCGGGCGCGAGTCCGAAATCCAAAGCCCCTCTGCGGAGCGCGGCGTGATGCGTTCCATGTTTTTCCCCCTCCGTGGTGCGATGATCGCTGCTCTCGCCGCTGCTGCCCCACGGCGACAAGTAGAAGCGTCGTTTCGCCAGCGGTCAGCGACCATCGCAAAGAGAGATTTGCAGCCTCCACTGCGGCATGCAACGTTGAAACGTCAGGCTGATTTCACCAGCGTTCCTGGTGAAATCCAACGTCCTGATCAACGGCGCGACATCAACCCCTTTTCGCCGCCCAGTGCCTCGGATGCCTGCGCAGCCATGGCTTCGGCCCTCATCGTCGGCCTGGTGCTCGCGGCCATAGTCGTCTGCGGGCTCGTATCCCTGGGGGCGCTACGATGACCGTGCCATATGTTTGCGACCGGCCCGAAATCGTCCACCGCGCCGTCTGCGAGGTGCTCTGCGCGGTCTTCCCGACTATTCGGCCGCATGCATTGCTGGCCGGCGATCGCGTCAATCTCACCATCTCCTGGTTTCGTCAGGCCGGCATGTACATGACGTTTCGGCTCGGCGTCGCGCAACGTTCGACGGGCGAGTTGTTCGGTCGCGATCGCACGACCGTCATGTACGCAGTGCAGCTCGCCGAGGAAGAAATCTCCGAACGGCCACAGACCGCCGCGTTCTTCGACTTCCTGGAAGCGCAGGTGATCGAGACCTTGCATCGTTACGCCGCCGCTGAAGGCGAAACGGGCGAGCCGCCGCTTTCCTGGAAGGAGCTGGCCCATGGCTGAGTTCAAAACCCTTCCGCTCGACAAGATTTTGGTGCCGGAGCGCCTTCGCGAAGTCGAGGAAGACCACGCTTTCATGATCTCCCATTCGATCGCTCGCAACGGGCTGATCAACCCGATTACCGTGCGAGCCACTCCCCGTGCCGCGCGCCCCTACACCTTGGTTGCTGGTGCTCACCGTTTCCGAGCCTGTGAATTGGCTGGTCGGCGCGAAATCGAGGTCATCGTTGTAAAGGCCGACAAGCTCGACAGCCAAATGGTCGAGATCGAGGAAAACGTGTTCCGCAACGAGCTTTCAGCCCTCGACCGCGCCATATTCGTGGCGCGGTATCGCGAGCTGTTCGAAGAAAAGCATGGTGAAATCTCGCGGGGGAACCCGGAGCTCGCCAATTCCGTAAACTTTACGGAATTGGACGGCGATAGCGCCCGGTCTCACTTCTTCCAACACGTTTCAGAACGCATGGGGTTGTCGCGCAGCGCGATCGAGAAAGCGCAGTTCATCGGCAGGTCCCTGTCGCCAGAGCTCCGCTCCAAGCTACGCGGTACACCGGATGCGGACAATCAAAGTCGCCTCATTCAACTCGCGCGCCTTGAAGCACGAAAGCAGCAGCAGGTCGCTGTCGCTGTTTCCAAGGGGCACGACCTGAAGGAAGCGTTGCAGCTCACTGATGACACGGCCAAGGCGAAGCAGCGCCTGTCCGCGCAGGACATCATTCTAGACCGCCTTGTCGCAACCTGGGGCCGCGCCGACGACAGGACTAAGGCGAAGTTCCTGGAAAAGATCGGTGCTTCGGTCAAGACGCCGCGCACCAAGCTGCCGACGCCATCCGAGCTGATGGCCGAGGCGGAGGCACAACCCGACCCCAACCAGATCACCATTTTCGAAGCGATTGAGGCCGTGAATGGCTAAGAGGCGTTTCCATAATCAGGAGCAGGGCGACCTGTTCTACCAGCCCGTCTACCCGAGCCGCCCGCGCCCCGAGCGCGTGGAACTGACCGGCTTTCGCCCGAAGATCAAGAAGGCGATGAGCCAGGCGCTGAAGGAGTGTCCGCACGACCGTGCCGAAGTTGCCAAGCGCATGGCGACCGCGCTCGACCGACCAACGTTCTCGCTGGCGCTGCTCAACAACTACACAGCCGAAAGCAATGAAACACACGACATCAGCCTGATTGCCTTCAAGGCTTTCGTGAGGGCTACCGGCCAGCTATGGCTTGTCGACCACGCCTTTGAAGACGACGGCCTGACCGTGCTGATCGGCGACGAGGCGCGGTTGGCCGAAATGGCCCTGCTGCGCCAGAAGAAGAAAGAGCTGGACGAACAGCTCAAGAAGCTTGAGGCGCACCCTGTGCACATTCGGAGGTCGATCTGATGATCGCCCGCGAATGGTTCACCCCCGCCGAGATCGTTGCGGCAAAGTCGCCGGAGCTGCCCGGATCGGTCCAAGGCTTCAATGAACGTTTCAGAAGCGTGCGTTCAAACGGGACGCTGGCGCGCCGTGGCGAGCGCGGGTGGGAGTACCACCTAAATGCGCTTCCGGGCGGTGCGCAGGCGCGTCTTGCATTGCTTTATCCGGCGTCCATGGAAACGACCAGCGCGCCGGTGCAATCGCCCGCCTCAAAGGACGCCTGGGCGCGCTTTGAGCTTCTCTCGGCTTCGCAAAAGGCCGAGAGCCGCCGCCGCCTGGACGCCCTGGAAACGGTCGAGCGATACCTTGCGGCCGGCCGCGCTGCCCGTGTTGCGGTCCAGCTCGCGGCCGATCGGCTGACTATCTCACGGGCTACGCTCTACAATTGGCGCAAGCTGGTCGCAGGTGTCGATCGCGCGGACTGGCTTCCTGCGCTGGCGCCCGCGAGCAAGGCGACTGCATCCCATGCCGACTGCCACCGCCTTGCCTGGGAGGCGCTGACCTCGGATTGGTTGCGTCCGGAGCGCCCGAGCTTTTCGAGCTGCTACCGCCGCATGCGCAAGATCGCATCGAAAAACGGCTGGCTGCCGGTTCCATCGGAGCGGGCACTGCGCCGCCGCGTCGAGTTCGAGGTGCCGCGCGGTGTCATCACCCTGGCGCGTGAGGGGCGGGAGAAGGCCAAACGGCTCTTTCCGGCGCAGACACGTACCCGGTCGCATTTCCGCGCCATGCAGGCCGTCAACGCGGACGCGCACAAACTTGACGTGTTCGTGCGCCTCGATGACGACCGTGTCACGCGTGTCCAACTCGTGGCGATGCAGGATCTGTACTCCGGCATGATCGTCGCCTGGAGGCTGGCCGACAGCGAGAACAAGGAAACTGTTCGTCTCGTCATAGGCGACATGATCGAACGCTACGGCATTCCGGATGCCTGCTGGCTCGACAACGGCCGTGCCTTCGCCTCGAAGTGGATTACCGGGCGGATGCAGACCCGCTATCGGTTCAAAATCCGTGACGAGGACCCGGCCGGCATTCTCACGACGCTCGGCGTCACGGTCCACTGGACCACGCCCTACCACGGTCAGGCCAAGCCTATTGAGCGCGCGTTCCGTGACCTTGCCGATAACATCGCCAAGCACCCATTCTGCGCCGGGGCCTATACGGGCAATCGACCGGATGCGAAACCCGAGAACTACGGCAATCGCGCCATCCCGATCGCTGAGTTCCGGGAGCATGTCGCCAGCGAAATCGCAGATCACAACGAGCGGACGGGGCGACGCGCCAAATCCTGCGCCGGCCGTTCCTTCCGGGAAACCTTCGAGGCCAGCCTTGCCGATCCGGCGACAATAGTCCGCTGGCCGACGCCTTCGCAGCGTGCCCTTTGGCTGCTCGCTGCAGATGTGCTCCGCGCCGAGAAGGGCTCCGGCGAAATCCGCTTCCACGACAATCGCTACTGGTCGCGCGAGCTGAACGAGCATGCGGGCCACAAGGTCGTCGTGCGTTTCGATCCCGATCGTCTGCATGGCAGCATCAAGGTCTACACGCTGGATGATCGTTTCATCTGCGATGCCGCTTGCATCCAGGCGACCGGCTTTGACGATGCCGAGGCGGCGCGGAGCCATCAGCGCGACCGGAAAGCCCACCAGAAGGCTGTCCAGGAGCAACTGCGCCTCACGCGCAAAATGTCCGCCGACCAGTTAGCGAGGCTGTACGGCGCCGACAAGGCACCTGCCGCGTCAGCGCCCATGCCGCCGAAGGTCAAGCGCATCGCCACCGGTGGTGCTGCAGCTCGGCCACTGCCGGCGATCACGGACACACCGGAAGACGATTTCGAGAAGCGTTTTGCACGCGGCGTCGCCCTGCTGGAGGGCGCCGACATCATCCCTTTCATGCCGAAAAGTACCGATCACGGCTGATCCTGGCGGCTCGCCCGCCTTCACTGCCCGTCCGGGCTTTTTGACGAGGACACCATGAACCAACAGGTAAACAACATCTGGTCACTTCCCACGGTTGAGCCTGCCCAGGGAGAGGGCCGCAGTCCCGAGGACATAGCGAAATGGCGCGATCTGGTGCGCAAGGTCGCCGGGATCGCGACCGCAAGCGGCATCGCCAAGGCAGAGGTTGCCCGCCGTGCCGGCATGGCCGAAGGCACCTTCAGCGGATGGTTCAGCGGCAAATACAACGGCCGTCTCGACACCACCAACACCAAGGTCGAGCAATGGCTTGCCAGCGTCGAGGAAATGGATGCCATGCAGCGCGGCATCCCCACTTCGCCCGACTATGTCGAAACCCGCACCGCGCGCGAGATCACCCAGGCGCTGGCCTATGCGCAGATGATGCCCGAATTGGTGGTGATCACCTTCGGGGCCGGCCAGGGCAAGACCGTCACCTGCAGGCACTACGCCAATTCTCGGCCTCACGCGTATCTCTGTACCATGTCGCCCCACACCAAGACGGTCCAGGGCATGCTGCTGGAGGTCGCAAGTTCCCTTGGCATCACCCAGGCCAATCCGGCCCGCCTGCCGCGCGCGATCGGCGACCGGCTGCAGCGAAACGGCCGCAAGACGCTGCTGATCATCGATGAGGCACAGAACCTCAAAGACGAGGCGATCGACCAGTTGCGGCGGCTGCTCGACATCAACGAGTGCGGCATAGCGCTGGTGGGGAACGACGAGTTATACGGCCGCTTTGCGTCTCGTACCGATGGGCCTTCCTATGCGCAGATCAAGCGCCGCATCGGCAAGCGGCTCATGCGCCTGCAGCCATATGCCGAGGACATCACCGCGCTCATAGACGCATGGGGCATCGAAGATGCTGCCGCGCGACGGCTGCTCATCGGTATAGGCCACAAGCCGGGCGCACTCGGCCAGATCGACAAGACCCTCCGGCTCGCGGGCTTGGCCGCTTATGGCGACGGCGTGGGCATCACCCTGAAGCACATCGAGGATGCTTGGCGCAACCGGAGCGTGGAGGACTGACGATGACGGAAAGTCTCTACATCGTCAGCGACAGCCTGAAAGGGCTTCGCGAAGTGCTGGCACGGGAGGGGCGCGACGGCCTCACGCTCAAGGTCGAACAGATAGCGACCCTGACCGAATTGCTGCTGGCCCTGGAAAACCGAAGCCGCCTTATGTCCCACGAAATCAGCCGGCACCGCAGCCGGCTGACCGGGCCGGAGGATCGGCAAGACCTTGAAGCACTGCAAGCCGAGCTGAACAAGCCCGACACGAACCTGCGGCTGCTCGCGCATAGCACGCTCCCCCTTACCGAACCTTGGCCGTGGGGGACCGCATGAGCAAGCTCCTCGAACTGGCAGCTCAGGTTGACGTGATGGACACCGCCAACGCCATCATCGCCAGACCCGAGAGAAATGCTCCTGCTGCCAGCACCGCCGAAGTGGTGGCGCTGGCATACGCGGCCGAACGTCTCTGGAATATCTGCGTGTTCGCCGAAGCGACAGTGCAATCCGCGAACCGCGAAGTCCCAGGAGAGAATGCCGAGGCAGCCCGGTGTCGGCGCGAAGTCGGCGCGGCTGAAGTGTTTCAGGTGCTCACAACCGAATTGGCCGCATTGCTCGGCGAACCCAACACCCAGGAGTAGACCATGGAAGCTGTGATCCTCGCAGATGGGCAGCAGCCCGGCACGGAAATCGTCAACGGGAAAACCATGTGGGTTGACCATCGCGGCGGCTATGTCCGCGACGAACTGGTCAAGCCGCAACACAAGCTGGAAGATCAGACGGTGCGCAAGATCATCGGCTACGCCCGCGATCTGAGTGCGCAAATCTCTCGCTTCAAGCTTCACACCATGGCCGATCTGGCCGCGCTCGATCAGCTCCTCGCCGAACAGTACGGCTTTGTGAAGCGTGGCCACGCGGGCAAGGGAAACCGCACGTACATGACGTTCGACGGCCTGTTGCGCGTCCAGGTGCAGGTCGCGGAGTTCATGGACTTCGGCTCCGAGCTGCAGATAGCCAAGAACCTCATAGACCAGTGCCTGAATGAGTGGTCGGCCGACAGCCGGCCGGAGATCCAGACCATCGTCACGCGCGCCTTCAATACGGACCAGGAGGGCAAGGTGAACCGCTCGGAGGTGTTGATGCTGCTGCGCCTCAACATCACCGATCCGCGTTGGGTCGAGGCGATGAACGCCATCCGCGCTGCCCAGCGGCCCCGTAGTTCAAAGGAATATGTGCGCTTCGGCATCCGCGAGCATCACGATGCCGAATGGACCTCCATCACCATCGACCTGGCCAAAGCGTAAGGAGAGAAGCCGATGAGCTATATCGTCCACACTTCTGAAGGCTCTTACTGCACCGTGTGCCAATCGATCCTCTCTTGCGAGGAGATCGATTTCGAGGTCTGCGACGCGTGCGGTGGCGAAGGGATCGGTGCCGACGACGAATACGACCCCTTCAACCAATATGGCTCCGGCCCTGTGCCGATCGAAGCACGGGAGGACTGACCATGCCGCAGTGGATTGAAAACCTGCAGCGCCTGGTCGAGCTGGTCGAGGCCAAGCTTGCCGAGGCCAGGGCCGAAGAAGGCCCCTACGACATCCGCGACTATAGCGCTTGGCGTGCTCGCAGCGATGCCGCTACGGCAAAGCTGGTGGAGTTCTTCCAGCATCACGAGGATGCGCGCTTTGGCTTGACCGGCGCACATGACCATTGGGTCCGCATGTGCGGCATCAAATCCACTTCGACCGGTGGCCTTTTCGGCGCGCTCCAGAACTGGCGCACCGCCGCGCTTAAGAAAATCGAAAAGGCGACGGCATGAGCGACGATAAGCACAAAGCGCGTGAGCGTATCCGCCGCCTGCTGGCTATGACATTCGAGCGAGGCTGCACAGAGGCCGAGGCGCTCGCGGCAGCCGAGAAGGCAGCAAAGCTCATGCGCGAGCATGGGCTGTCAGTGGGCGATATCGAGATGGAGGACGCCGGGTCGCGATCGCGTACCGCCAGGTATGGTCTCAAGGTAAAACTGTGGGCCGTCATAGCGCGGTGCACCAATACGGCCTGCACCACGATCTCCTCTAGGGGACGCCATGAAGTGCGGTTTGTAGGTCGTGAGCCGGGGCCGCAAGTAGCCGTTTATCTCCGCACCGTTTGTGAGCGAGCGGTCGACAAAGAAAACGCTCAGTTCAAGCGGAGCACCTTCTATCGTCAGCGCCGCAAGGTCGCGACCAAGAAGCAAGCCATCGCCGACTTTACTGCGGCGCTGGTGCATCGTCTCTCGATCCGCTTGCTCGTCCTGTTCGAGAAGACGATTGATCCGGTAGCGATCAAGGAGGCCCAAGGCGCCCGTGACGAGCGATACCCCGATGCATCGTCACACAAATTCCGCCGTCACAGGGAACGGTATTTCCGTGCTGGTTTTGCCGGCCGTAGCGCGGCCGACAAAATCCATCTGTCGCACGGTGTCGCCTCTGGACAGATAGACGTGCCGCAGATCGGGGGTGCGGAATGAGCATGCTGTCCCCGACCATGCCAGTTCACCTGCGCGTTGCTTTCCTCGAGGAGGCGCTTGCCCGCGCCATGGGCCAGCGCGGCGCGAACGAGCTGCGTACCGACGAGCAGGGCAACCGGGTGCTGCACATCTATGACTACGACACGCCCAGCCCGCACGGCGGCGTGGTGAGCGTTACTCTCAACCTTTCCGCCGTTGCCCGCGATCTGGAGCGCGAACTGTCATGAGCATGGACTGGATACGCACCTACTATCGTGTCCCAGCGCAGCGAGGCGGACGGGTGGAATACACCGGCAGCGGCAAGGCCGTGCTCGGCACCATTACAGGCGCGTCTGGCCAATACCTCAACATCCGCCTCGACGGCCGCGATCACTCTCGCCCGTTTCACCCGACTTGGGAACTTCGTTATCTCGATGGGGAAAGCTCATGAGTGCCGTTGCAGCAATCCACGTCGCCCGCAAGCATCTCGGCCTGGACGATGACACGGCCCGCGATCTCTATGCCCGTGTCACCGGCAAGCGTTCCTTGCGAGAAATGACCCCGGCCGAGCAGGAGCGCGTTGTCGAGGAGATGCGCCGACGCGGTTTCACAAAGGCTTCGAGCGGCTCTCGAAAGCAGCTTGAGGGCCGTTTCGCCAAGAAGCTGCAGGCCCTGTGGATCGCAGGCTGGAACCTCGGTGTCGTCAGCAATCGCGACGACGCCGCGTTGCTCGCCTTCGTGAAGCGGCAGACCGGCCTCGACCATGTCCGCTTCCTGCGCCACCCGGAAGACGCCGCCAAGGCCATCGAAGCGATGAAGGCGTGGCTGACGCGTGAGGCGAAGGTGGACTGGTCGGACGGGCTTCACCTGCCGTCCTGGCTGCGCTGCCCAGGCGCGCAGATCGCGGTGGCGCAATGGCAAATCCTGTATCGGGCCGAGGCGGTATCCGGCAGCTGGGACACCTTCCGAACATTCGTCCGGGATCTCGCCAAGCCGGTCGACCAGATGACCGATCGGGACTGGCCGATCGTCATGAACGCGCTCGGCGAACGCGTCAGGCAGGTGCGCAAATGACGGGCTCGCTGCTCTTCACCCGTGCAACCAGCGACTGGCCGGCCGACTGGACCGCTGCCACGCGCATCTATCTCGATCGGGATCTCGGCCTCTTGTCTGTCGAGCATGACGGCTCGATCAGATGGGACGAGCTGCAATCCATCAAGGATCGCGTCGCCGGAACCTGGGCGGTGGCGATCGAGGTCTATCCGCCCGCCGGTCGCGTCGTGAACAACATCGCCATGCGCCACCTGTGGCTTCTCGGCCGCGATGACTGGTGGCCCGATCTCGGCCGCGAAGGCTGCTTGGCCCTGAACAGCCTGCGCGACCGCTACACCGCGACCATGATTTCCTCCACGAGCGGAGCATCCAGCGCGCGATGAGCACCATCATCCACGTCACCGACCATGCCATCCTCCGTTTCCTTGAGCGCGCCCACGGCCTCGACGTAGAGCTGGTGCGCCGGCATCTGGCCGGAAAGGCCGTCAATGCGGTTCGGCTTGGGGCCATCGCGGTCACCGTGGAAAATGTGAAGCTCGTGGTCCGCGAAGCCACTGTGGTGACGGTGCTGCAGCCGGGCTGGCCCGTAAGGGATCAGGACAGATGAGCAACTTTGCGCTTCCAGAGGTACTGCGCCGTATCGCACGGGCTGCCGGCACGGAGGCTGCCTGGGAGATTGCGAATGCCTGCGGTGGCGTCCGTGTCTACATTCCAGCCAAGGCCAAGAAGGACCATTGGCTGACAGCCCTGGTCGGAATGGAGGCAGCCGAGAAGATCTGCGAGGAGTTTCGAGGCGGTAGCGGTGGAGGCACCATCGAAATCCCGCTTGCCAAGCTGTCCCACCAGCAGCGCCGTCTCGTCAAGGCGCTGGAAGCCGGCATGTCCACTTCCACTGCCGCCCGTGTAGCCGGCATGCACCAACGCACCGCCTACAGGACACGCAAAAGGTTGCTGGACGGCACCATAGCTCCGGGCGACGAAGACGAGCAACCAGAAGACAAGCAGTTCAAACTGTTCTAAAGGCGCATCATGAACCTCGTCGCATCGCTGCTCGCAAGCAGTCTCATCGCCACGCCCGCGCCCGTCGTGATCGACGGCGACACGCTGGACCTTGCGGGCGAGCGCATCCGCATTGCGAATATCGATGCACCCGAAATCGGTCACCCAAAATGCGATGCCGAACTTCGACTTGGAAAGGTGGCAAAGCGCCGACTCCAGGCGCTGCTCGGCGGCGGCCGGATCGAGATCGCCAGGGGCGATCCAGCGTCGGGCAGAAAGATCGATCGCTACGGCCGCACCCTCGCCATCGTGCTTGTCGACGGCCAGGACGTTGGCGTGCTACTCGTTAACGAAGGGCTCGCCCGCAAATGGCACGGACGACGCGAGCCCTGGTGCGTCAGCCTGAAAAGATAGCCTGCCGCTGACACTGTCAGTGTCGCGCGCCACAGTGCCAAGCGGCACATCTGGCCGGACTTCATTTGTCCGATCGGATTTGCCGGAGCACACGCATGGCGCAGCAAGCCAGCCCGAAGGGCCTCGCCTATCTCGAACTGAAAGAGAACGTCGTTCTCAAGGCCTACCGCGACATTGCCGGTACCTGGACCATCGGTCCCGGTCTGACGGCGGCGAGCGGAGTTGTCGTTCCAAAGGCCGGCATGACGATCACGCTCAGCGAAGCGCGCAACCTGATGCAGGCCGCGCTGCGGCACAATTACGAACCTCGTGTCATAAAAGCGCTCGGCCAGAAGCTGAAACAGAATGTATTCGACGGCGCCGTTTCCTTCGACTGGAACACCGGTGCCATTGATCGTGCGTCCTGGGTCAAAGCCCTCAAAGCCGGGGATGCCGAAAAGACGCGCACCGGCCTGATGGCTTGGATAAAGAGTGGCGGTAAGGTGGTGCGTGGGCTCCAGATACGCCGCGCCGAAGAAGCCGACATTATCCTGCTCGACAAGTGGCCAGCTGTGCTCAAGGTCACGCCCCTGGATCGCCCGCTGCAGCCGAACGAAACCTATGCGCTTTGGGTCGTTGACGTGACTGCCCAGGAAATCGCGGATATCCGCGAGCAGTTCCGGGTCGTGGGCTTTGATCCGGGCCAGATGGCGGGAAAGGTCCTGCGTATCGCCGTCGAGGATTTCCAGCGGAAATATGCCTTGACGGTGGACGGCAAGATCGGTCGCGCCACGCTGGCGACGCTCCAGCGCGAAGTGAACGCGCGCGGCGCCACCAAGGTCAGCGGTACTGTTGCGGCCGGCGGCGGCGCGGTTGCGACCGGCAACGAGATCGTTGCACCACCCCAGGGGCACTTGCCTGGCTCGGAGCTGATAGGCGATCAACTGGTCACATGGTTCGGAATAGGCGTCGGGGTCGTCGGTGTGATCTGGCTCGGCTATCAGGCGTGGCACTACCGCGATATGATCGCGGCGCGTGTGCAGGGCGTCTCGCCGCGTTTGGCCGGCTGGCTGAGGAGCTTCTGACATGAGCGCCCTGGTAGCCATCATCGCGGGCGCTGCCGCCAAGGTCGGCGCGGAGCTGGTCGGCAAGGCGGTCGGTGGCATCTTCGGCCCGGCCGGCGGGCAGCTTGCCGAATCTGTCGTGACATCCGTGGCCGAAAAGCTTGGTGTCGAGCCGGAGGCGCTTCCTTCGGTGCCGGCTGGCGAGCTCGGCGAAGCGGTGCTGTCGGTCGAGGCCGACATGCCGGAGAAGATCGCGCTTTGGGCAAAGGGCCTGGAAGGCCAGTTCGGGCTGCAACTCGCCGAGAACAAGGAAGGCGCGTTCGAACGGCGCTGGCGTCCCGGCTGGATGTATCTGCTCGGCTTCATGTGGGCGATGCGCCTTATGGTGCTGCCGATCGTCGATGCCATTGCCCGCACCGACATCTGCTCGGCGATCGACCTCACCGTCCTGATGACGCTGACCAGTTGGTTCATCGCGCTCTACATGGGCGGCCACACGCTCAAGGACCTCGGCAGCAAGGCCATCGACGCCTACGCGGCGCGGAGACCCGCATCGTGATGGGGAATTTCGATTTCGAGATGGCCGACCTTCGCGCCGAACAAGAGCGCGAAGCCGGTATTCGTCGGGCACGGGGGGCGCTCGGCGGTGCCGGGATGGATTTCTGCAAAGAATGTGAACTGGAGATCGAACCGGCCCGTAAGGCTGCGCTGCCCAGTGCCGACACCTGCATTGGCTGCGCCCAGCGCAGAGAGCAACTGCGCCGAGAACAACCGCGCCGGAGGCGCTCCTGATGGATGACCTCAAGGACTATGCCGGGTTTATCGCGGTCTGCATCTCGATCGGCTCGACCTTCTGGATGTGGCTCACAGCCGGCTCGCGCTCGAACACCGAGGAGCTGCGGAAGGTTGGCGAAACTCTGGATGATCACGACAGGCGCATCCAGGGCGTGGAGCAGGAAATCCGTCATATGCCCGACCGCGAGACCGTCCACCGCCTGGAGCTGACCATGAAGGACATGCAGGCGCAGATCGCCGCCATGGCGGCGTCGGCCGAGGCAACGGAACGCACCGCAAGGCGCGTAGAGCAGTTCCTTATCGACAGGGCAAACAAGGTGTCATGAACAACGACTATCAGCAGTTCATCATCGAAGACATTCGACTGATCATCCTCCGTGCCTTGGCTGCCGAAGACAATGGCACGATGCATGAGGGGCGGCTGCAGTATGAGCTGGAACGCTTCGGCTACAACAAGACACGCGAGTTCATCCGCAACCAGCTAACGTGGCTGGAGAGCGAGGTGGCCGCTGTCCGCACGTCGATCGCGGGCACCGTCATGATCGCGACGATCCGCAAGGCCGGCCGCGCGCATGTCGATCGCGCCCGGTTCCTGCCTGACGTGAAGCGCCCGAGCGACGTGGATTGACCGCCATGGGACGCAAGGGCCGAGGCCAGCTTTCGGCGATCGAGCGGCTGCCATCGGAAGCGGACCATATTGTTGCCGCCGCCGCCCAGGCGCTTCAGGATCGCGAACGGACGCAGCTCGACATATACGAAGAGTTCTTCAACGCGCTGAACACGCTGAAGCGCGAGCATCGAGGCGAGCTGGAATTCGTCATCCCGTCCTTCTCGGCCTTCAACCGCTACTCGCTGCGGCTTTCGGCGATGACGCGCCGCCTGGAAGAGACGCGCGAGATCGCCAGCGCGATCGCCGGCCGGTTCAACGCACAGGCGTCGGACGAACTAACGCTGATCGCCTCCGAAGCAATCAAGTCGCTGGTCTACGAGGTGCTCATGGATCGCGGCCGCAGCGGCGTCGAGCCGAAGGAAGCACAGCAGCTCGCCAGCGCCCTCTTCAGGGCAATGCAGGCTCAGAATGTTTCGACCGCCCGTCGCCAGAAGGTCGAGAAGGAATTTGCCGACAAGGTCGGGGAAACGGTCGACACCGTGGCGAAAGTCGCCGGCCTTTCCAGCGAACGTGCTGCCGAGATCCGCAAGCAGGTGTTGGGGCTGCGCTCATGACGGCGGCAGAAGGCAACAGCTCCGTCTCCGTCGCCGCCCTCAAGGCGGCGCTTCCTGTTTTGTCCCGCGATCCGGGGGGGCTTCCGCCCGAGCTGCCGCGCGGCTCCGAGCTGCCGGAGGATCATGATCCTCTGGCCGATGGCATCCTTATGCTGCACCAGAAGGAGTGGCTTGAAGATCGCTCCGATCTGAAGATCGCGGAAAAGGGTCGGCGCACCGGCATCACTTACGCGGAGGCCCTGGACGATACCCTTATCGCGGCTTCGGCGCGTGGCCAGGGCGGCGACAACGTCTTCTATATCGGCGACACGAAAGACAAGGGCCGGGAGTTCATCGGCTACGTTGCCCACTTCGCCAAAATCGTCGCGAAGGAACTGGTAGAGGTCGAGGAGTTCATGTTCGAGGACCGCCTCGAGGATGGTTCGACCAAGTTCATATCGGCCTATCGTGTCCGCTTCGCCTCCGGTTTTCGGGTCGAAGCATTGTCTTCCAATCCGGCCAACATCCGCGGCCTTCAGGGCATCGTGGTCATTGACGAGGCTGCCTATCACCGCGACGTGCGCGCGGTCATCGACGCGGTCAACGCGCTGCTGATCTGGGGCGGCAAGATCCGCGTGATCTCCACCCATGGCGGCATCCTCAATCCGTTCAACGAGCTGATCCGCGAGGCCAATGCCGGCAAGAACGGGTTTCGGGTTCATCACATCCCGTTCCAGGACGCCGTTGACAACGGCCTCTATCGTCGCGTGTGTCTCATGCGCGAGTGGGAATATTCCGAGGAAGCCGAGGCCGCCTGGGCGGCGAAGATCCGCAACTCCTATGGCTCGCGCACCGCGCAGATGCGCCAGGAGCTGGACGCGATCCCCATGGAGGCCGAGGGTGCGGCTCTTACCCGCGTCCAGATCGAAGCGTGCATGCAGGCAGGCATCCCTGTCGTTCGCTGGCACCGGCCCGACGAATTCAAGAATGCGCCGGCGCATGTTCGCACTGCCGATGCCCTGGAGTTCTGCGAACGCGAGCTGAAGCCACTCCTGGAAAAGCTCGATCCGCAGCGCCAGCACGTATTCGGGGTGGACTTTGCCCGCAAGGGCGACGCCAGCGTGATCCTGCCCATGGAGATCGGCCGCGACCTGGTGCGGCGCACCTGCTTTGTGCTGGAGCTGCGCAACATTCCTTTCGACCAGCAACGCGAGATCCTTTTCTATGTCGCTGACCGGTTGCCGCGCCTTTCCGGCGGCGCGCTCGATGCGACCGGCAACGGCGCCTACCTCGCCGAGAAGGCCGCGCAGCGCTACGGCTCCACCGTTGTCGAGGTCATGCTTTCCGAAAAGTGGTATCGCGCCGAAATGGTGCCTTACATCGAGGCATTCGGCGACGGCTCGATCGTGCTGCCAAAGGACGATGATGTCCTGAAGGACCATCAGTCGCTCGCCTATGTCAACGGCATCATCAAGGTGCCCGACGATCACCGCTTCGACGGGTCGGACGGCTTCAAGCGCCACGGCGACACGGCGATTGCTGGTCCGCTGGCCTTTTTTGCAAGCCGGGCCGAGCTGGAAGAGTTCGGTTACACCAAGGTCAGCGAGGCACAAGACCTCGAACGGCCATCCATGTTTGCCCGCGTTGTCGACACGATCCTGCCAAGCCTGAGAGGGGGGCTTCACTGATGGCCCAAACACCGAAAATCATCGATCAGTGGGGCAACCCCATCAGCACCGCGCTGTTGCAGGAAGAGATCGCAGCCCCCACGCTGGGCAGCGTGCGCAGCGTCTGGACCGAAACGGTTGTTGCCGGTCTCGATCCTGTGGCGATGTCGGAAATACTGGTCCAGGCCGCACGTGGCTTCCCTGACCGCTTCTTTGCGCTGGCTGAGGAAATGGAGGAGCGGGACCTGCACTACCGCTCTGTGCTTGGCACACGCAAGCTCGCCATTACCGGTGTGGCGCCGATCGTCGTTGCCGCTTCGAAGAGCAAAATCGATCAGAGGATAGCGGACGCGGTGCGCGACGTGATCGAGGAGCCGCAATTTCCAGATGACTACACGGCCGACCTCCTGGATGGTCTCGGCAAGGGCTTTTCTGCGGTTGAAACCATATGGGATCGCACCGCGCGCGAATGGTGGCCCAAGGCATACAAGCGCCGCGACCAACGCCATTTCCTCATTGACCAGGTCGACGGAACCACATTGCGCCTGAAAGACCCGGACGCGCCCACCACCGGCATAGACCTTCCGCCGTTCAAATTTTCCATCCATCGCCCGAAGCTCAAATCCGGCCTGCCGATCCGAAACGGGCTCGCGCGGCTGGCAGCATGGGCCTTCCTGTTCAAGAGCTATACGCTGAAGGACTGGATGGCGTTCCTTGAGGTCTACGGCATGCCGCTGCGCGTCGGCAAGTTCGGCCGTGGCGCCAGCCACGAGGACCGCCGCATCCTGCTCCAGGCGGTGCGGGACATCTCCACCGATGCGGCGGCGATCATCCCGAAAGAGATGGAAATCGAGTTCATCGAGGTCCAGGGCGGTTCCGGCAATGGGCTCTTTGGCTCAAAGGCCGAGTATCTCGACAAGCAGGTGTCCAAGGGTGTGCTTGGACAGACCATGTCCACCGACGACGGCTCGTCGTTGTCGCAGGCACAAATCCACGAGAATGTCCGCCACGACATCGCGCGCGCCGATGCCCGTCAGGTCGCAGTCACCATGAACCGCGATCTGATCCGCCCCTTCGTGGACCTGAACTACGGCCCGCAGCGCCGATATCCGACCGTCGTCATCCCGATCACCGAGAACGAAGATATCAAGACCATGGCCGAGTCCGTGGAACGCCTGGTCGACCGTGGCCTTGAGATCGCCATGGAGGATGTCCGAGGACGCCTCGGTTTCGACAAGCCCGAGGAGGGCGCCAAGCTGATGCGCCCGAGCGCGGCGCTGAAGGTCGACACCGCGCCAAGCGAGCCGGAGAAGTCGGCCGGCGATGCCCAGGCACGCCTGCAGTCGGCGTGCCCGCATTGCGGCGGCTTCCATGCTGTCGCGGCCGATCAGCGTGATGCGCTGGACGAGCTGGTCGATGACGCACTCGCAGATTGGGAAAGCGACCTTGAGCCGCTGCTTAAGCCCCTTCGAGACCTCTTCGCGCGCTCCACCAGCTACGAGCAGTTGCTGACCGGCCTGGAAGACCTGGAGGCGAAGCTGGATGCGGGGCCGCTGGCCGATCGGCTGGCAAAACTGATGATGAAGGCGCGCGGGCTGGGCGACATAGGCGAGGATGCCTGAACGTGGCCGATGACGCCGATCTGTTCAAGACCGCCCCGGCCGAGGTCGTTCGCTATTTTCGTGCCAAGCGCTCGATCCCGACATTCGACTGGCGTGACGTGGCTCCGCAGGAGCACGCATTCTCGTGGACCGTTGCGAAGTCCGCCGGCTACGACATCCTCGATGACATCCGGGCCGCTACGGATGACGCGATTGTCACCCGCGTGCCTTATGATGAATTTGCGCGAAAGCTGACGCCGATCCTGCAACAGAAGGGATGGTGGGGAAAGCAAAGGGCGTTCGATCCGCAAGACGGTGTCGAGAAGCTGGTCCAGCTCGGCAGCCCGCGCCGGCTGCGCACAATCTATTGGGCGAATGTGCGCTCAGCTTACGCCGCCGGCGAATGGGAACGTACCCAGCGCAACAAGCGGTTCCTGCCCTTCCTCGTCTACACCTTGTCGGTGGCGGTTCATCGCAGAGAGGAGCATGAAAGCTGGGTCGGCACGGTTTTGCCGGTGGATCACGAATGGTGGCACACACACTATCCGCCTAATGGCTGGGGCTGCCAATGCGGGGTGCGGCAGATATCGGCTGGCGAGGCTCGCCGGCTGGGTTACACCGACGGAATGCCAGCGCCCGAGATTGTCATGCGCAAATGGACAAACAAGCGCACCGGCGAGGTTGTTTGGGTGCCGGAGGGTATCGATCCGGGCTGGCAGACAAATCCCGGCGTCAGTCGCGGTAGAAACCTCTCCGAACTGCTTCACGGCAAGGTCGAGGAGATGCCCGACTATCGCCGGGCAGTTGCTATCGAGGATATAGTGGGCTCACCGATCCTCAAGGCCCTGGCTGAAAGGCGCATGCCGACCGATAGCTTCATGCCAGTAGCCCAATTGCCGGTTGCGGTTGTCCAGGCCATGGGCGCAAGAACCCGCACGGTTCGGCTGTCCGCCGCTGGTGTCGAGCACATGCTGCATGACCATTCCGACCGGGCTTTGACAACCGAGGACTATCGGGACGCCATCGCAGTGATGCTGGACCCCGAAGCCGCGATTGCGCGCGGCAGGGCCGTGGCACTCTATGGCCTGGTCAAAGGCAAGTGGTGGCGGACGGTGGTGAAGTCGGCGCAGGATGGCTTGGAGTGGTGGCTCGTCAGCATGCACCGCAAGAGTGAGAAGGACGTGATGCGCCAGATTGCCAAGGGCGAACGCGACGGCAGCAGGCTGAAATGAAAAAGGGCGCGGAGGGTCGTCACTTCCTCACAGAGCCGGCTGAGCACCGTCCTGGTTAAACGCGAATGGCTCGCGCCCACCATCAATATGCGCCTATACTCGCTTCGTTTCAAGCTCGGGGGGCTTTCATGCATAAAACCGCACTGGCCATTGCGGCCGTTTCACTGTCCTGTTCCGTGGCCCACGCGGACGCCACGGAGGACAGCAGGAATCTCTATGATGTCGTTGCCCGCAGCTCGGCCGCGTTTCTTCAGCTCCTCCAGGAAGCCGGCAAGGACCCGACAGTTGTCCATGCGAAACTGTCGCGGGAAGTCACGGCACCCGTCACGAAAGCAAAATCCGACTGGCTGGAGTTGCTCGGTAAGAGCGCAGCCGAATATGCGGTCTTCATGCCATGCCACGAGGCGGCCGCCGATCTCGAAGGGATGACGGAGAAGCTTCAACGGTTCCTGAAGGGCAACGGAGATGCAACGCTCGATGACGATGCGGATTATTTCCGCAAGGATTTCACCCGATGCGAGCAGGCACTTGGTCTGGCGCCAACCTTTCCCGAGGTGGCGGAGCAACTCACGGGCGAGGACGATGAATAGCAAGCCCGTGGAGCGCCATTTACACCTGGAGGGTCCCGACCTGCCCGTTTGACCCCTGGCGCGCGCAGGCGGCCCTCCAAAGGCCCTCAATTTTGGTGGAAAGTTGAGTTGCCGGCCCCGTGATCATGTCGCGGGGCCACTTTTTTGGCACTGACAGTGTCAGTGTCGCGGGCATAGGGCGAATACGCAAGTTTGTCGCCCATGACGAACGCGACCGCAAGAGCCACTTTCCACACCGACCTTGCTTCCGAGAAGGATGCGCCCGAATGGGTGGAGCTGTTCCCGGCCGGCCCTCGTATCGATGCGCGCGACGGCCGCACCTGGACGGCGAACCCGGCTGGCGTCCTGGCGGCATTCGCTGCCAACCATGGTCCGCTTGCGATCGACTATGAGCATGCCCAGGCGCATCTGGCGCCGAATGGACAAGAAGCGCCTGCCGCAGGCTGGATCGTCGAGCTGCAGGAACGTGATGGAGCGGTGTGGGGCCGGGTCGAATGGACCGCCAGAGCGGCCAAGATGATCGCCGAACGCGAATATCGCTTCCTGTCGCCCGACTTCCAGTATCGGCCGGACGGCCGGATCACGCGCCTCAACGGTGCCGGCCTCGTCAATCGTCCGGCGCTGGAGCTGACCGCTCTCAGCCGAGAACAACACTCAACGGAGAAAACTGACATGAAGGCCATTGCCAGGGCCCTCGGCCTTGCCGAAACCGCCGACGAAAAAGCGATTCTCGATGCGATCACGGCACGTGCGAATGAGCGCACCGCTGTGTGCCAGGCGCTGAAGCTCGATGTCGGCAATTCCGATACCACCGCCATCACCGCCGCCATCGCAAAATTGACCGAGGATACGGCGACGGCACTCGCCGCCGTCCAGAATGGGCCTGCCGCGTCCGAGCTCGCCGCTGTCCGCAAGGAGCTGGCAGACACCAAGACTGCGCTCGCCGCCATCCAGATCGCGTCCAATGACAAGGCGATCGATGATGCGCTCGATGACGCAACGCGCCTGGGCAAGATCACGCCGGCCTCGCGCGAGGAATACCGGGCCATGTGCGCGGCCGAAGGTGGCCTGGAACGCTTCAACAATCTGGTCAGGACACTGCCGGTGATCGCCGCGCCGTCCGATCTGGACGGCCGCGAGGTCACCACGGTGACCGACAGCCAGGACGCCAACGCGCTCGCCGCAAAGGCTCGCAAGTACCAGGACGAACAGGCCGCGCTCGGCCGGACGGTTTCGATGGCCGAAGCCGTCTTGACAGTAAAGGACCAGAAATGACGCCAATCCTGATCAAGAGCTTTCGCGCGGCCGCCGCTATTGCTGGCCATGTCATCGTGGCGGCGCAATCCGTTCGCGAAAGCACCACCGCCAATGGCGCCGGTGCCAAGTCGCTGGGCGTGTCCGACAGCATGGGCGCGCCGGCTGGGGGCATGTGCGACGTTGTCCAGTTGGGCTGGGGCGAAGTCCGTGTCGGCGCGAATGTGGCCTTCGGCGATCCTCTGACGGCCGATGCCAACGGCCATGCTGTTCCCGCCGTGCCCACGGCCGGCACGGATGTCCGGATCGTCGGCTACGCAATGGCCGATGGTGGCCCCGACGACATCATCCCTTTGAATGTGGTTCCCGGCATCATCCCGGCAATCTGACCGATCCTTGCCGATGCGGCTCCGGCCGCTCGGCACCGAACCTTTCGCCTCAACGGCTTTGGAGCTGAAACATGAACCGCCCCTTTCCCATCGATCCGACGCTGACGGCGATCGCGATCGGGTACCGCAACCCCGCCCATACTCTCATTGCCGATCGCGTCCTGCCGCCACTTCAGGTGCTGTCGGAACAGTTCAAGTGGTCGGAATACCCGCTCGCCGAGGGCTTCACCGTTCCCGAAACGGAGGTCGGCCGCACCGGGCGTGTAAACCGCGTCGAGTTCACCATGGAAGAGCGCGACAGCTCGGTGAAGGACTACGGCCTGGAGGATGCGGTCCCAAACTCGGACATTCGGGCGGCCGCCCGCGCGCGCGCCGAAAAGCGCTCTCTGTTCGATCCCAAGGCATCGGCCACCGAGGGCCTGACCAACCTTATCACGCTCGATCGCGAGGTGCGCGTGGCACGCGTCGTGCAGGACCCCAACAACTATGCCGGCGACAAGAAGATCGCGCTCGCGGGCACCGCGAAGTTCTCGGACTACGCGAATTCGGACCCCTATGGCGTGATCGATGAAGGCTTCAGCAAGACACTCGTCTATCGCCCGAACACCATCAACATGGGCTTCAGCGTCTGGAACGTTCTGAAGAAGCACCCGCGTCTGATCAAAGCCGTCAAGGGCGGCCTGGCCGAAGACGGTGCCATAACGCGCCAGCAATTCGCCGATCTGTTCGAGATCAAGCTTGAAAATCTGCTGATCGGCGAGGCGATGCTGAATACGGCACGGAAAGGTCAGAACCCGCAGCTCTCCCGTGTATGGGGCAATTCGATCCAGTTGCTCTATCTCGATAAGGCGAAGCAGAAGTCCGACGACGCCACGATCACCTGGGGCTTCACTGCAGAATATGGCGGCAAAATCTCCGGCTCGATCCCTGATCCCTATATCGGCCTGGAAGGCGGTGAGGTTGTTCGCGTCGGTGAGCGGGTCCGCGAGATCGTCTGCGCGAAAGACGTTGGCTACCAGATCCAGAATGCCGCCTAGGCGCTCCCTGGGATCGAACCCTCCCGTTCAGGCGGGCGGGTTTCTCGCAAGCGGCCCCTCGGCCGCTTCCGTGAAACTCGGAGGCAACTATGGATACCACAAACAAGGCTGCTGAAACGGCGAAAGCCAAGGCCGACGCGGAGGCCAAGGCGAAGCGCGCGGCGGAAGAACAGGCGAAGGCCGAAGCAGAAGCCAAGGCCAAGGCTGATGCGGAAGCGCGGGCCAAGGCCGAGGCAGAAGCCAAGGCCAAGGCCGACGCGGAGGCCAAGGCGAAGCGCGAGGCGGAAGAACAGGCGAAGGCCGAGGCAGAAGCCAAGGCCAGGGCCGACGCGGAAGCACAGGTCGAGGCTGCGCGACGTGCAGCCGCGCCCAGAGCCAAGCAGGCAATCTGGCTCGGCAGGAAATTGGTGGCAGCCGGCGAACCATTGCCGGGCGGTGTCCCTGAAGGCGATCTCGCTGAACTGAGCCGTCTCGGCGCGATCTGACCAATTAGCGCGGGGAGCGCCGCGAGCGGCAGACGACCGGCGAACCAACCGGCCAGCAAGCCCGAAGCCCCTCGACCGGACCTGAAGGCGGGAACGCACCGGCGGAAAACAGCGGCATTAGAATTTCTGGAGTTTACGTCTTGGCCTATGCGTCGCGCACAGACATCGAGGAGATTTGGGGGGAGCAGTTCGTTGCCGATCTGCTTCCCGACGATGTCGACGGCGACATGGCGATCGCCCGTGCCCTGGAGCGCGCCAGCGGCGAGATAGACACACATCTGTCGGCCCGATATCGCACCCCGATCGAGGGCAAGCCGGCCGCACTGGTGACGCCGGCCGTCAACATCGCGGTCTACGGCATCGCCATCCGCCACACGACGCTGACCGACACGATCGAGGAGCGCTACAAGCAGGCGGTCGCCCTGCTACAACGCATTGCCGAGGGCAAGGCCGGCCTTGGCGCGGACGAGCCGAGCGTATCGAGCGATCCGGGCACCTCGGCTGGCGGCGCTGCGTTTTCGGCCAACACTCGCGTCTTTTCGCGCAGGACGCTGCCATGAGCGCTGCCGTTCTCGAAATAACGGATGAGGGTCTGACCGAAGCCCTTCTGAAGATAGAGGGGTTGGCTGAGGCGCCGCGCCACGAGCTGACCGATGGCATCGGCCGCCTCGTCCAGGAGCAAACCCGCCGCCGTATCGAGGAGGAGAAGACCTCCCCGGCCGGCCAACCCTGGAAGGCGAACAGGGCGGGGACAAGCATCCTCTATGACAGCGGCGCCCTGTACAGGTCGATCGACTACATCTCGGACGCCGACAGCATCACCATCGGCTCCGGCCTGATATATGCCCGCATTCACCAGGAGGGCGGGGTCATCAAACCACGCTATGGCAATGCGCTGAAATTCTGGTGGGAAAGCGCCGGCTTCGTTCAGTTCGCAGTCGTCAAGCAGGTCACCATGCCGCGAAGGCAGTATCTCGGCCTGTCTGCGGAAAACCAGGATGATGTGGTTGAAGCGGCCGAGGACTGGCTTGGGAGGTTGCTGCAGTGACCGTCGCCATGGCCCGCATCAATCAATATCGGCAGGCTGTCGTCGCCTGCTTCCGTGAGGCAATGCCGGAGCTGCGCGAATGTTCGGAGCAGTTCGGCCGTTTCGCGCTGGATGATCTGGAAACCACGATCGTCAGGGCGCCGGCCGTGCGTGTGGCCACGCTTTCGGTCAAGGGCAAGCCGCAGCCAAACGGTCAGGCCGAAGCGGATCTCGCCTGCGCCGCGTTCATCATCACGGAAGGGCCACAGCGCGACGCATCGGCGTGGACGATCGCCGAGGCCATCTTCGTGCTGCTCGATACGGGACAGATGTTTGGACTGACGCGGCTCGGAACGCCATCCAACATTTCAATCGTGCCCGTCATCACCGGAAAGCTGAAGTCGAAGGCGGTCTCGATCATCGCCGTTGAATGGCGGCAGTCGCTGCGCGAGCTGGGCGCCGCGATCTGGGATGACGAGCAGCATCTGCTGAGGGAGCTGTATGTGAACGACATGCCCGTTGATCTCGGTGCCGGCGATGCGTGATGTCTTCATAATGACCCGTGAGCTGCGCGGCATCTACAAGGCCCTGGACGATCTCCAACGCCGGCAGGCGTCGGCGCACCTGACCGGCAAGGTGGTCGCGATCAAGGGCGATCGGGTGCGCCTGGAGCTGCTGCCGGCCGATGATCGTACCGGAAAGCCGTTCCTCTCGCCCTGGGTACAGGTGCAGGAGGCCGCCGGCGCGACCGGTTCGCACTTCCCGGTCAGGATCGGCGATCCGATGCGGCTGTTTTCGCCGCAGGGTGAGCTTGGCCCACAGTCTCTGGCGATCCGCGACAGCTATACCACTGAAGCGCCGAACCCTGCGGCGGACGACGAGCTGGTGATCGCTCACGGCAACTGCGCGATCCGCATGAAGGGTGGTGAGCTCGTGCTCGAAGCAGACAACGCCGTGCGCGCCAAGAGCAGCGGTCTGTTCCACAACGCAAAGAACGTTGGCGAGGATCACAAGCACACCGGCGTTCGCTCGGGCGGCGACATCTCCAGCATTCCAGTCTGAAGGACCTTTCGATGAGCTCAAAAATCCCTTTCGAAGTGACCGAGAAGGCCGGCACGTTTGTCGCCGGTCAGCGCAACCCGGGAGCCGGCAAGTCGATCCCGCTCACCGAGGAGCAGGCGTTCTATGCGCTGATCGCCGGTGAGCTGCGACGCCCGCAAGCTGCGCGCCCGAAAGGTGCGAAGCGCGAAAACACCCCGATCTCCGAGGAATAGGCGTGCGCACCGGGCTGGATGCAAACACTGGAAGGGTTCTGACTGGCTGGGATCACTGTGCCCAGTCCATCGGTCGCGTCATCACGACACGCTTCAACAGTCGCGTGTTGCGTCGCCATATAGGCTCACGCGTCTCGGAGCTTCAGGACCAGAACGCTGACGCCGTGACGATCTTCGAAGCCTATGTGTCGATCGCCGAAGCCCTGAACGATCCCGAAGGTGGCGAGCCCGGCTTCAATCTGCGCACGATCGAGATGGTCGAAAGTGGCCGGGATGGCCGCTTCATGTTCCTGCTGGACGGCGAGTTCTACCCGCGCGGGCACCTTGGCGACTTCTCGATCCGTGAAAATCGCTCGACTTCATTTGCAGGAGTTATGCCCACATGAGCACCCTGCCTCCCGAACTGGCCGCGCTACCGCCGCCCGACATCATCGAGCCGCTCGATGCGGAGCGGATCATCGCCGAGATGATGGCTGATGTGGTGGAGCGGTTCGCCAGGGACGGCGTCAATTATGATGTCGGCGGGCTGGAAACCGACACCGTAAAGGTCATGTTCGAGGCGGCTTCCTATCGGGAACTGCTGTTGAGAGCTCGCGTGAACGACGCGGCGCGGGCCAATCTTCTATCTTTCGCTGAAAAGGCCGACCTTGATCACTTGGCGGGCTTCTATGACGTGGTCCGCCTGGATGGGGAAACGGACGCGGCGCTGCGCAGTCGTACAGTGCTAGCCATCAAGGCTCGCTCCCCGGGAGGGTCCAGCTATTGGTACGCGGCTGCGGCCCGTCGCGCCGATGTCCGCATTCGTGACGTTGCGGTCTATCGCGAAGAGTTCATGCCGATCATTCACATTGCCATCCTGTCTTCCGAGAACGATGGCATTCCTGACGATGCGATGCTGGACGCCGTGAGGGCCGAGGTGACCAGCGACACTGTGAGGTTGCTGAACGATACGCTGATCGTGGAGCCGGCCGTCACGCGAACCGTCGACATCGAGGCCGATATCTGGCTCCTGCCCGACGCGTCGCAGGAATTGGTTGCGGACTTGGCCGCAAAGCTGCGCGCTGCATGGAACGTGGGAACGGGGATCGGCTTCGACCTCGAAAGAAGCTGGATTGAAAGCCGCCTCCATGTGGGCGGCGTGAAGCGTGTCGACGTGACGAGTCCAGACCTCACCGTTATTGCCCAGCCCGGGACCGCCATTGCGCTCGGCTCGGTGACGATCAATGACCGGGGGCGAGACTATTGACCGTTTCGCGTGTTCACCTTCTGCCGCTCAATACCACCAGGTTCGAGCGCGCCACCTCGGAGAGCTTGGACCGCATGCCCGAACTTGGCCCGGGCATTGTGAGTTTGCGCGGCTTCAAATTCGATCCGGTTAACGCCGTCATTCCTCATCTGATCGCGGAATATGGCCTCGCCGAGATTTCCGACTTCCTCATGGACCCGCGTCAGGCCCTGTTCGAAGGCATCCTATGGCAGCGCCTTCGCGGGACGCCTGCATCCATGCATCGCGCCCTGGCCTGGGTGGGCTCTGATGGGGTCCTGGAGGAGAACCCGCCAACGCGCTTCAAATGGTGGTGGTTCCAGGTCCATCTGCCCGAAGAACGCCGTTCCTCGGCTTTTGTGTCGCCGATGATCGCCGTGGCAAGAGCTTCGAAGCCTTTGCGCTCGGAGTTTGCCCGTGTCACCGCCGGTTATGATGTCCGGGCCTTCCAGCTCAATGGGAGCAGGCTCAATGCCGCGCTGCTCAACTCCTGGTCGGGCGCGCGGCGCGCGCCCGGCGAGTCGGTCCTGTCGCTGCGCGTGCACCACGCCGATGGTGTCGACTATGGGCCGGAACTGGGCATAGGCGGGGAACGGAAGTTCATCCGGCATGCGACGATCGTCGATGGCGGCGCGGCCACCGAGCAGCGGTCGAGCATGCCGGCAGGCCTCGCGACCAACATGGCCGACGCGTCGGACCCGGATGTCGTGCCCTTCAGCAACGCGCCCTTCGCGGCCACCGAGCCTTTCGGTGCCCCTTCACCAACCGTCCAGTCGGGATATTGATCGATGGCAGTCTTCACAATCGGCGGACGCATTGTCGCTGCTCAGCTCTTTCATGCGCAGACGTGGTTCCTTGGTCTCGGCCGTGGCGATCCGCAGTGGGACAGCACGCTCGTGCAGCCGTCGCCCACGCTGGCCGACCTTGTCGATAAGGTCGGCGTCACCCGCTGCCGCGAGGTCGCCTATGTGAAGCCGGACGAGGCCGGTGACATATCGATGTCCGACGGCGCAAAGTTCTCGCGCAGCGATGATCCGACGCGCTATCTGTACCTCTATTTCAAACTGGACCTGCCCGACGCCTCGCCGAACACGCTGCGCGAGAACGGCGTTTATTTCGGCACCGCATTGGCCGCGGGCATCCCGGCAGGCCAGTTCTACATCGACGCCGCCGATGTCGAGACGTGGGGCACGCTCATCCGGGCTGACCGGTTCAACTCGATCGTGCGCGACGGCACGATCGAGCAGGCCTTTTCCATGATCATCACGCTCTGAGGTTGGCCGTGAACAGCATCATCAAACGCCCCGGCTACAGCGACCGTTTCGAGCGCGGCAAGAAGCGCTTTGCGCTCGCCTTCCCGGACCAGCAACATTTCCTGCAATCGGCAGAGCTGAACGAGATGCAGTCGCTTGCCGACGACAAGCTGCAGCGCGTCGCCAGCTATATCCTGCAGGACGGGCGCAAGGTCGCGGGCGGCGACCCCGTGGTGTCGGCGATCGAGGACGATGAAGATCATATTTCCATCCGGCTGCCGGCATCGGCCATCTATATCGCCGCGCTGGTGCACGATGTTCCGGAGGTGACATTCGAACTGCCGATCGTCGGCGAGGTCTCGATCGGCGTGCGCGTTGCCGAAACGCTCGAAGACCATGTTTCCGACCCTGGGCTGCGCGGCAATCTTGCCGGCACCGAGAGCTACATGGAGCCGGGCGCGGCCCGGGTCCGCTACGATGTCGTGTGGGGGCATTCGGCGGATGGCGAAAGCGAGCCCCTGATCCCCGTCTACACGATGCGGGACGGCACGATCCTCACCAACGAGACCAACATCGACCTCTCCGAGATCTACAACGCCATCGCCAGCTACAGCCGCGAGAGCAATGGGTCTTTCGTCAACGCCGGCTGCATCGTCTCCGGCCTCGGCCTCAACGGCAACGGTGAGCAGCAGTTCACCATCTCGGAAGGCACCGCCTATGTGAATGGCCGCCGCATTCCGCGCGCGCAGAACATGCGCTTTCTAGTGCCGGAAGAACCGGACCTGCGGTCAGTGGCGGCCGAGCCGCACGCCTGGACGGCGGCAAGCGGCGGGAACCAGACCTTCACGCTGTCGAAGTCGCCGATCGAAAGCGTGCAGAAGGTGACGATCATCAAGCGCGTCACCGAGACCGTCACCCATGGCGCCTTCTCGGGCGCCACCGACGCGCTGGTTCATTCGTCGGTCGAGTCGATCGTGTCGATAAAGCAGGACGGAAAGACCTACACCACGCCGGCCGACTACCTGCTGTCGCAGGGGCAAATCGACTGGTCGCCCAGCGGCGCCGAGCCGGCGCCGGGCTCCACCTATCAGGTCGACTACCGCTACTACGAGAACGTGGCGCCCAGCCTTGTGACACGCGACACCATCACGGTGTCCGGCGCGGTCAATCCGTCGAACATCCTGGTCGATTATACCTACAAGCTGCCGCGCACCGACGTGATCGCGATGGATATGAGCGGCGCGGTGATCTACCTCAAGGGCGTCGCCGCGATCTCGCGCCCGCAGCCGCCGGCGGTGCCGAGCAACCAGCTCGAGCTGGCGCGCGTCGTGAACAAATGGGGCGTCGCGCCCGAGGTAATCCAGACGGCCGTGCGCAACGTGCCCTACAGCGAGATCACGTCGATGCGCAGCGCCATCCTCGATCTCTACGACCTGGTCGCCCAGGAACGCCTCAAGACCGACATTACCAGCCGGGAAGTCGCCTCCAAGCGCGGGCTGTTTGTCGATCCCTTCCTCGATGACGATCTCCGCGACCAGGGCATTGCGCAGACGGCGGCCTCCTTCGGCGGCGCCCTGCGGTTGCCCGTGGCGGCGCGGATACATGAATTCCCGGCGCTGCTCGCGGTCCAGCATCTCGCCTTCACCGACGAGGTCGTGATCTCGCAGCTTCGCGAAACCGGGGAAATGAAGATCAATCCCTACCAGACCTTCACGCCCATGCCGGGCCGGGCGAGCCTGGAGCCGTCCGTGGACATCTGGACCGACAAGGAAACGATCTGGTCCTCGCCCGATACGGCGGTGTTCGACCCGCCGGACCGGGGCGACAACGGCAACAACACCACGATCACGTCGGTTTCGCTCGACGCGACCATGGAGCTGATCCGCTCCACCGATGTCGCCGCCGAGTTCGTCCGTGTCCGCGACATCAATTTCCGGCTGGAGGGCTTCATCGAGGCCGAAATCCTGTCGGCCGTCAGGTTCGACGGCGTCGCCGCCACCTTCGCCGCCGATGGCCCGGCCAACAGCGATGGCGTGCTCACCGGAAAGCTCACGATCCCGGCAGGCATCCCGCAGGGCTCGAAGGTCGTGGCGTTCGAAGGGAGCGTGGGAACGAAGGCGTCCTCGACCTATACCGCGCGCGGCACCATCACCGTGGAGGAATACCGGCTGGCCACGGCCCTCAACGGCACGGTCGAGGAGCTGCCGCAGCCGGTGACGGAAATCACCAACATCACCAACAACACGAACATCCGCGTCGTCAACCAGACGACCGTGGTGCAGAACGTCACCAACATCAACCAGATCACCAACGTATCGAGCATGTCGCCCGGCCGCGATGGCGGGCGAGGCGGTGCGAGCGACAACGCCTCTGACCCACTCGCCCAGACCTTCATGCTGGCCGAGGGCCGCTGCATCACCGGCGTGCGCCTGAAGTGCAAGACGAAGGGCGCCGCCTCGAATGCGATCTTTGTGCAGATCAGGACGGTAGAGGTGGGGCTGCCGACATCGCAGGTCCTCGCCGAAGCTTTCGTGCCCGGCACCGCCTTCAAGGCCGGCGAATTCTTCATGGCCCGGTTCGGCGTGCCCGTCTATCTGGAGCCGGGGCGTCAATATGCGTTCGTGGTGCTGACCGACGATCCCGACCATGCCATGGCTGTCGCGCAGATCGGCAAGATCGACCAGAACAACAGCATCGTGTCCGAGCAGCCGTTCGTTGTCGGCGTCCTGTTGTCATCCTCCAACGCGATGACCTGGACGGTGCACAACGATATCGACCTCGTGTTCCAGTTGATCGCCTGCCGGTTTGAGCCGGCGGAGCGAACCGTGCCGATCGGCGCCTTCACCGCCACCAAGATGAGCGACATCATCGTCTTCGCCGGCGTCCAGTCGCCCGAAAGCCAGGCCAGCGTCGAGCTGACCCTGACCCGTCCCAACGGCGAGGTGATCACGGCCTCGCCGGACCAGCGCATTCGCCTCGACCAGTTCATCCAGAACGAAACCATCCAGGTGGCGGCGAAGCTGAAGGGAACGTCGCGCATCACGCCTTTCCTGTTTCCCGGCGTGCAGGTGGTCGAGGGCGAGCTTGCGCTGACCGCCGACTACGTGTCGCGCGCGGTGCCGGCGGACGGCGCCACGCGGGTCAGCACGACGCTGGACGCCTTCCTGCCGGCCGGCTCGACGCTGAAGGTCGAGCTGGGTATGCCGGGCGATTGGGTTGTCGCGTCGGTCAGCAGCGCGACGCCGCTCGGTGACGGCGTTGTCGAGCAGACCTATCAGCGCAAGCCCTATACGCCGCTCGATGCCCGTACCCGCATCACCCTGACCGGCACGCCCGCATCGCGGCCGCAGATCTCGAAATTGCGCATGGTAACCACGGAAATCTGACATGGCGACCACACCGAACTATGGCTGGCCGGTTCCCGACAGGGAGGGCATCCAGCGAACCGAAATCGACAAGGTCAAGCAGGCGCTGGTCAGCGCCGACCAGAAGGTCAAGGCGGTGGACGATGCGCTGGCCGCGCAGATCGCGGCATTCAACGCGCATACCCACAGCTTCGCCTCGCTGACCGGCAGGCCGACGACGCTTGCCGGCTATGGCATCACCGACGCCTATACGAAGACGGCCGCCGACACGGCGATCGCCAATGCAGTTGCGGCGCTGATCAATTCCGCGCCGGCAACGCTGGATACCTTCGCCGAAATTGCCACCGCCCTCGGCAATGATCCGAACCTGGCAACCACGCTGACCACGCTCATCGGTCAGAAGCTCGCCAAGGACCAGAACCTCAACGATCTTCCGAACAAGGCAACCGCGCGCGCCAACCTCGGCGCGGATGCCGCGTATCTCGGGAAAACGGCCCAGGCAGCCGACAGCGCGAAGCTCGGAGGCGTCGCCGCCGCCAGCTATGTCGTCACGTCGCGATCGGTCAAGGCCGGCAGCGGCCTGACTGGCGGCGGGGCGCTTTCGGCGGACGTAACGCTTGCCGTCTCGTTCGGAACGGCGGCCGGCACGGCTGCCCAAGGCAATGACAGCCGTATCGTCAACGCCGTGCCCAACACGCGAAAGGTCATCGGCGGCACGGGCCTGTCGAACGGTGGTGCGCTTTCCAGTGATGTCACGCTGAACGTCTTATACGGCACGGCGGCTGGGACGGCAGCGCAGGGCAACGACAGCCGCATTGTGAATGCCGTCCAGACTTCGCGCCAGATTACGGCCGGCAACGGCCTCACCGGTGGGGGCACGCTGGCGGCCGATCGATCCTTAGCCGTGGGAGCCGGTACAGGCATAACGGTGGCGGCAACTGCGGTTTCCGTGGATGGCACCGTTTGGCGCGATGGCAATAAGCCGACCGGGGCCATGATCGGCAGTGTTCTCGCTTCAATGGACGCCGTGTCGATCGGCTCTTATGCGCTGTTGCGATTTGTCGGAACCGGGGAAGTGCTTCAAAACCAGACGGCAGCGGGATCGGACCTTGTCTTCAGCAATGCCAGCGGCAGTTCGACCGGGGCTGCCCCTACCGGGACCTGGCGAAATCATGGCCGAAGCATCGGTTCAGGAACGGCCGACAGAACATCGGTTTTCAAGAGGATTAGCTGACGATGTCGAAAGACCCTGATTTCCAGAACCGCACCGTTGTCAGCGTTTCGAACCCGAAATGGGACAATGCCGAGCATACGATGTTGACAGCAGACGTGCTCTTTCAAGAACTCGAAGCGCTCGGTCCTATCCCCTTCACGTCCACTGACAACGCAGATACGGCCCACGGCGTCGTGGTTTGGCAAAAGGCAATCGCCGGAGAATATGGCCCCATCGCCGACTATGTTCCGCCCACCCCCGAGCAATTGCGCGCGGCCATGTTGCCGCTGGAACGCTGGCGCCTCAACACGATCATCGACCTTCAGGCGGGCTTGCGCGACCGGATCAACGCCGCGATCGAGGATATGCCGGAGCCGGGTCGCACCATCGCCAGAAACAAGCTGGCCGATGTGCAGCAATATTATCGGACTGACCCGCTTTTCGATCTGTTGGGCGGGCATCCCGGCATCGACCTGTCCCCCGAGGACATCGATGCGATGTGGGCCGACGGGCTCGCATTGAGTTAGGACGCGCGCGACGGCGCATCACCCGCTTTGAATAGCCGCCTTTTCCAGCTACAGTTCAGGCGTTCTCATCCTGCCTGGGAACGACACTGACACTGTCAGCGTCGTTTCATTTCGGACGCATCGATATGGTGCTTCGAGCCGCATTCAAAGTGGCTTGGAGACCCATTCGATGACGACAGTTCAGTTCAATCACGGCACCCGCGTCGTCCAGGCCGGCAGTGAACCGCGCCCGGTGGAGATCGCCGACATTTCCACGATCGGCCGCGCCTTCATCGCGGAAGATGCTGACGCTGCCACCTTTCCCCTCGATGAGCCCGTCGCCTTCTATACACATGAGGCCGACAAGATCGCCAAGCTTGGCGTGGCCAATGAGATGGTCGACACGATCAATGCGATCCGCGCGCAGGGCATCGAGGCGCAGATCGTGGCGGTGCGCGTTGCACATTCCGACAAGACCGACCCGGCCGAAAAGCGCGAGGAGGAGATGTCGAACCTCATCGGCTCGGCCGCCTCGATGACGGGTGTGCACGCTTTGTCCTATGCGCGCGGGCATGTCGGCGTGGAACCCGACATCCTGATCGGTAGCGCACACTCGGCGGGCCGGGTCGACAATGCAAAGAACCCCGTGGCTGACGCCCTGGAGCAGGTTTCCGAGAAGCTCAAGGCAATCGCCATCTTCGACACTGGTGGGCCAAACGCGGCCACGAGCCTCCAATATCGTGCCGACTTCTCTTCCCGCTACACCTACCTGGTTGATCCGTTCGTCCGCGTTGCCGCTGGTGCCGACATCGTCGTCAAGCCGGCGGCGCCGTTTGCGGCAGCACTGTTCGTCAAGAAGGACAAGGCGAAAGGAGGGCCTTACTGGTCGCCTTCCAACCAGGAAACCAAGGGTGTCCTTGGCACGGCCCGGCCGATCACCTTTTTTGACGGCGAAATCGAACATGAAGCCAACAAGCTGAACGAAGCCGGCATCGCCACCTTCATTCCCTCGCGCATCGTCCAGGGCGCGGGCGGCCAGTTCTCACCGAATGGTCGCATCATGTGGGGAAACCGTACCGCGTCGGAGGACCCGCTGTGGAAATTCGTCAATGTGGTTCGTACACGTGCCACGATCGAAAAATCCATCGTCGCGGCGTTCCGGCCCTGGGCGAATGACGAGAACCTGTCGTCTCAGCATGTGCTGGCCGTGATGCGTTCGCTGCAGACGTTCCTGGATGAACTGACCACGGCCGGGGCGATCCTCGGGGGGCGCGCCTTCTGGGATCGCGGCATGAATTCCAACGCCGATCTCCGCCTCGGCAAGCTTCGCGTCGAATTCGATGCGGAGGAGACGCCGCCGCTCGAAGACCTGATCTTCGGTTCGCGCCGCAACGAGCAGTATTTCGACAACCTGGCCGCCGACATCCAGCGCCGCATCTCGGTCGAGTTCGGCGGCGCCATCTCCGATTACCTCGGCTAAGGAGCCCGCTATGACCCTTCGTATCGTGCGTGGCTTCACGCTCTATGTGAACGACAACACCAATCTGGCGCTCGACATCGAGACGCTCAAGCTGCCGCCGCTGGAGGAAATCACGGAGACGTTCCAGCCCGGCGGTGCCGACATGGAGATCGAGATTGGCGGGCTCGGCGTCAAGGCGCTGACGATGCAGTTCAAGCTCAAGAGCCACACGCCAGAGACAATCGGGCTGTTTGGCGGTGCGCCGGGCGCCCGCAACAACTTCACCGGCAAGAAGCTGGTGATTTCCGAGGAGGACGGCAGCGAGCACGAGCACGCAATCGATGTCGTCGGCCGTCTGAGCAAGATCGACGGCGAGGAGATGAGCGCCGGCAAGGCCACCGGCTATGACCACGAGATCAAGTCCATTTGGACCTATACCGAGTACTGGGATGGTCGCGTGATGCACCGCTTCAACTTCGCCAAAGGCGGCTGGGATGTCCGCAATTTCGAGCCGGTGAACGAAAGCCGCCGCCGCGTGCTGTTCGGGTAAGGCGAGGCAAGAATGAAAACCGCGTCCCCCTTGTTGCTGACGAAAATTGATGTCCCGCTGCAGGTGCCGATCCCGGTATCCGGTGAAGGCGGTTCGGAGCGGCAGATCGCCACGCTCACATTCCGGCGTCCGAAGGCGCGTCACATCAAGCGCCTCGCGATCATTATCGGCCCTGAATTGGTGACCGGTTTCCTCGAACGCGAGGATGTCCAGGCCGAGGCGCTTGCCAGTCGCGTGGTCGAAGCGCTGATGGGGCAGGAAAAACTCGACGCCATGTTTGAGCTCATCGCGGATCTTGCGGGTGAGGACGTGGCTGTTGTCGAAGAGATCGACACGATCGACCTCTTTGCGGTTGGAAAGGCATTTCTCGGTTTTTTTCCGGCACTCCAGTCGGCCGTGCTTACGAGTGCTGCGCAGCTCTTGCCACAGCCTGGAGCTGGCAACCCTCCGAACTAGACGAAATGGACTGGCTCGATCTGGTCGCCTACTGCGGCCAGCTCGCGCGGCGCGCCGGCACCATGAGCGACACCGAAAGCTGACATGGAAGCCTCCCTCCTCATTCGCCTGATCGATCAGGTCACAGGCCCCGCGCAGAAGGTGCGCGGGGCCTTGCGCGGCATTCGAGAGACCGCCGGTGAGTTCGGGCGCGCGTTCGGCGACGAAATCCGCAAGGGCTTCTCGGTTGAGAACATCGAGCAGGCCACCAAGAATGCAGAAAGCGCCCTGCAGAAAGCGCGCGGCCGGCTTCTCGGGGCCTTCGGAATGGCCATGTCGCTGGCTGCGCCCATCGTCCAGGCCGGCCGCTTCGACCAGGCCATGCGTGGCCTGGACAAGGTTCTGGACGTTTCCGAACAGCGGCTGAAGCAGCTCCGCGACTTTGCCCTATCGACCAGCGCCATGGTGCCGGTCGCCGCGCGTGAGCTGGTGGAGCTCATGTCAGAGGCGGCGCAGGGCGGCATCCCTGAAGCCGAACTTGAGGCGTTCACGCTCTATGTGTCGAAAGCGGCGGTCGCCTTCGATATGGCAGGCGGTGAGATCGGCGAGCGTTTCGCAAAGCTGCGCAACGTCTACAAGCTCAACCAGGAAGGTATCGAGGACCTGGGCGATGCCACCAATCATCTGTCCAACCACATGGCTGCGAAGGCCAGCCAGATCACCGAGTTCACCAACCGAGCGGCCGGTGCGGCGCAGATACTGCATCTGACGGCAACGCAGACCGCTGCGGCAGGCACCGCCATGATCGCTGCCGGCATCGTACCGGAGACGGCGGCGCGCGGCCTCACCGCGCTGGCGACGCGCGTCCTGACCGGCGGCAAGAAGATCGACGCGGCCTTCGAACAAGTCGGCATGAGCCGCAAGCAGTTCCTTCAAGACCTGGAGAAGGACGCTCCGGCCGCGATGGAGCGTCTTTTCAAGACTCTCGCCACGTCGCGAGAGGGCATGGAAGCTCTTGTCGAATTGGCCGGGCGCGATTTCGCAGATGATTTCGCCAAGCTGCTGGGCAATCCCGAACTGCTTGCCCAGGCGTTCGAGTACATCGCCGACAAGGCGAAATATGCCGGATCGGCGACCGAGGAAGCAGCCAAGCAGGCGCAGGGCGCGGAAAAGAAGTGGGATCTCTTCTGGAACAAGATCGCGCGCGTTTCCATCGTGCTCGGCGATATGCTCCTGCCAACGCTCATTCAGATCGGCGACATGCTGGGCGCTGTTGCCGACAAGGTTGCCGCCTTCGCGCAGGCGCACCCGGAACTAACGCAATATATCGTCATGGCCGCCGCCGCGTTGATGGCGTTCTCTATCGGACTGCGCGTCCTTTCGTTCCTGTTCGCCGGTGCCAGGCTGTCGCTGATCCGGCTTTTCAGCATGTTCCTCCGCTTCAACAAAGAAGGGCGCAACATAGCCATCGGCTGGCGGTTGCTCTCCGGAGCGGTGCGGACACTGATGTCACCGCTGCGGCTGTTGCGCATCACGGCTGGGGGGCTGGTGACGATCCTGTCGCGGCTTGTGGCCATCAAGTCCGCTCCGGGGCTGCTCGGTTGGCTGACCAAGCTGGCCGGCCTTGCCGGCGGTCTCGCGGCGGTCAAGCGGGCTCTCAATGGCATCCGCACGCCCCGCGAGGCGTCAGCTCCCGCTGGTTCGCCAGCCCCCGGCACCAAGCCGGCGAGCGGCCCCACGAAGCCGGCCGGTGGCGGCTTCACCCTGGCACGCACGCTGGGCCTGGCTCTGAACGCGTACAATGTCATTGAGCGATTTGCCGGCCTGGGTGAAGAAATCGCGGGCAGCAAGGCCAGGATTGAGGAGGAGATGGCCAAGGGCAAGAGCCGTGAGGAAGCTGTCGCCACGATCTCGCAGGAGCAATCGACAAGCTCCGCGGCATTTGAAAAGTGGTTTGAAGAAAAGGTCGGCTCACCCCGTAACTGGTTTGGCCTGGACAAACCCCAAGCTGGGACAACCGTCGCTGCGGAAAATCGAGCCAACCAAAAGGCCGAGGCCGAACGCCACACCTCGCTCGATGCTTTCCTCGACGGCCCGCCCGTTCCAAAGGCGCAGCCTAGTCCTGTGCTCACCAACGACCAGCAAAGCCCGGTGGTGGGCACCATGCTCGCCGGCATGGACAGGTTGGCAAACACATCGGAGCAACTGCAAAGCGCCGGCAAGACGATGGCGGACGGCGGCCAGGATGCCGGAGCAGCCCTTCAGGAAGGTGCCTCGGCCATCCGTTCCGCAACAAACGCCCTGGCGAGCGTCGCCTCCAAACTCAGCGTGATCAAGATCGGCGCCCAGGTTCTCACCGGCGCTTCGCCGATCGCAACCGCCATTGGCAACGCGAAAGCCGGCGCTCTTCACGGAGGTACGGAATGACGCCGTTGTTGGCGCTCGGTCGGCATGTCTTCCAGGTCGCACCGCTCAACTTCCGCGAGATCGAGCGCTTCACAGAGGCAAAGTGGCCGGCAATAGCCCGCTTTGGCTCCGCACCCGGCCGGCAATTCACCGGCTATGGCGAAGACAGTATTCGAATTTCCGGCCGCCTTTACCCCGAGGAGCTCGGCGGCCGCGCTGAGTTCGACGCTATCCGCGAGACACAGCGGGCAGCACAGCCCGTTCTCATGGTCGGATGGTCGGTCTCCTCGTCCGCAGCCGCAGTGTTCGGTCGCGTCGTCATCCTCACCGTCTCGGATCGCCAAACGAGCATCAATCGCTCAGGCTTCGGCCGGCGTCTCGACTTTGATATTGAGGTGGCGCCGTTCACGGGCGGCAAACCGGTGGGGCTGTTCGGATGACCGCGCGCATTATCCCGGCCGCGAGCGTCGTGGTGGAGCTGGACGATGTGATGATCGACCAGCTTTGTTTCCAATATCTCTTCTCGGTGTTGCGTGATCGATCGCTCGCGGGCCGCATACGTGGTTACGTTGAAGCGACGCTGGCGGCCAATCCGTCGCTCGCCGATCGCGCGGTGGTGCTGCCCAGAGGTCTCAAAGTGGCACTCCCTGAGTTCATCATCGAGAGCGAGGTAAGGGGCACCGTGAGGTTGTGGGATGATTGACCGCAGCCGCCCTTTCATCGACGTGTCGGTGAACGGCAGGCCGGTCAGCGATGCTTTCTATTCGCGCTTGAAGTCGGCGTCGATTACTGACGCTCCCGGCCAGAACGCCGACACGTGCGAACTGGTGTTCGATGATGCCGGTAACGACATCCAGATACCACAGGCCGGCGCAAAGCTGGCCGTGCGGTTCGGCTTTCGTGACGCCGGCACGTGGAAGATGGGCACCTTTGTCATTGAGAAGTCCGCGATCAGCGGAGGGCCGGACGGTGAGCTGGTCACCTTGTCCGGCCGCTCTGCCGACATGCGCTCGGATGTCAAGGAACCCTTGTCCGAGCATTTCGACAACGCCACCATCGGGCAAATCGTTGAGCAGCTCGCGAGGCGACATGGTCACCGCTCAAAAGTCAGCCCGGAGCTGTCATCCGTAAAGCTGGAATATGTCGCGCGAACCGAGCAGTCCTCGCTGGATTTCCTGACACGACTTGCGGACAAGCACGCGGCCCTTTTTTCCGTGAAGGACAACGCTTTCCTTTTCCTATCTCGGGGCGGTTTGCCACCGGTCACGATCAACAAGAGCGAATGCCAGTCGTGGGATTTCGAGATCGAGCCAAGGCCAAAGTTCGGGGCGGCCGTAGCCGGCTGGTATGAGCGTCCGAGCAACACCGTGCGCTTCGAACGGCATTCTACCGGGCTCGATGGTCCAGCGCGGCGTCTGCGAACGATTTTCGCCAGTCAGCAGGAGGCGGTGGCCGCCGCACGATCCGAAGGCGATAGGCTCGGGCGCGCGACGGGCTCAGGGTCTCTTACGTTGGCTGGAATGCCCGAGGTGATGGCCGATGCTCCGATCATCACGACTGGCTTTCGCTCGGAGATAAATGGCGAATGGCGCGCATCGAGCGTCGTCCATGCCTTTCAGGACACGTACATGACAACAATTGAGCTGGAGGCACCCGAGAAAGGCAAGAGGTAGAGGCGGCCGGGTCAATTCCCGGCGGCGGGTGCAGTCGCCAAACATGAACCCGCCCGACAGTACCAAAGCGATAACCGTCGCACCTGCCGCAAAGCGGCACCGCGTGTGTGACTGATTCTGCACTGGATAGAAATGCACACTTTGGAATTCATGCCGGTTGCCCCGGTTCGCCCCGTGGCCGGCTACATCGGCGGCAAGCGTCAGCTCGCAAGGCGCCTGGTCGAAGCCATCTCGAAAACCCCTCACGACACCTACGCCGAACCTTTTGTCGGCATGGGAGGCGTGTTCTTCAGGCGGACGGCGATGCCGCGCGCTGAAGTGATCAACGACCGCAGCGGCGACGTCGCCAACTTCTTCCGCATCCTGCAGCGCCACTACCCGCAGTTCATGGACACGCTGCGCTTTCAGATCAGTTCCCGCAAGGAGTTCGAGCGGTTGCAGGAGTGCAGGCCCTCAACGCTAACGGACCTGGAGCGCGCGGCGCGCTTCCTCTACCTCCAGCGGCTGGCGTTCGGCGGCAAGGTCGCCGGCAGAACCTTCGGCGTTTCAGTCGGCATGGCCGGTCGGTTCAACCTGACCAAGCTCGCGCCGCTGCTGGAAGACGTGCACGAGCGGCTGGCTGGCGTCGTCATCGAGAGCCTGGACTGGCTGGAGTTCATCGATCGCTACGATCGTCCCGGCACGCTGTTCTATCTCGACCCGCCCTACCATGGCTCGGAGGGGGACTACGGCAAGGAGCTGTTCGGCCGTGACCAGTTCGCTGTTATGGCCGAGCGCCTCGGCAGGCTGACGGGCCGGTTCATCCTGTCGATCAACGATGTCGCGGAGATCCGTGAATTGTTCGGCCGGTTCGAGAAGGACGATGCAGAGCTGACCTATACGGTCGGCGGTGGCGCCGGTCGACCAGCGCGCGAGCTGATCATAAAGGGGCCTTGA